TTCCTTTAAACGGTCCTTTCTTTTTAATAAGAGGACCATTAGGAACAGGGGTGATTCCTCCACCATTTCTAAGAACACCCTTCCCTACATAAGCTTCTGCTTTCTGTGGGTTATAAACTTTAGTTTTAGGTATTCTAGCCATGTTATTTAGCTTTTCTAGCTTTAGCAATTTTCTTGAATGTCTTAGCAAGAGCTTTAGCCCTACCAGTGCATCCAGGTTTTGTAATAGGTGTGCATTTGCCTTTTGTACCTCTACGTTTGATAGAAGCAGAAACTTTTTGCATCCATTTTTTATCTGTAGCCACTATTTTTTCTTTTTAGATGCTGATTTTTTAACCATCTTACCACCAGATTTCATCTTAGTGGCACCAAGTTCTTTATCTTTCTTAAGAGGAACTTTTGGGGCTTTTGCACCAGCAATTGTTCTTTCTTGAACCTTTGTCCAAGCACCGTTAGGATCAACTGGTCCTACACGCTTTGCTGGTTTTGCTACACCACCAGCTTGATACTTTTTAATCTTTGCCATAATTATTTCTTTTTAGTTACTTTACCACCTTTTTTAAGAGATGTTTTTTTTCCAACAACTTTATTAGCCCTCTCATTACTATAAGAGTTTTTCTCTTTCTTTTTTACTGCTTCAGAAATTCTTTTTTCTCTTTTTTCTATTTCTTTATTAGTAGAATCTAATCTACGCTTATTTTCCATCATATAGGCACTTGCATCAAACTTAGGTTTAACGCTGCCACCAGGTTGTGCTTTTTTAATCTTTGCCATAATTAATTATTTTTATCATTTAGACATAAGTGGCACATACCATCTTTATCCAATGGGATTATATGGATGCCACACATTTTCATTTCTTCTTAGAAGCAGCTTTAATCTTTTTCTCTTGCTTAAGCATTTGAGCTGTAGGTTTCTTTCCAGATCCTTTAGCAGCACGGATGTTATCCCAAAGACCTCTTTGAGATGTAGAACCGTCAGCACGTTTCATCATAGTTTTACCACCAGATTTTTGTTTCTTTATAGGATTACCGTTAGCATCATAGCCAGGCTTTCCTTTAAGTTTTTGTCTTGATGCAGATACCATGGATTTTCTTGCTTCTTTAGCACTTTCTTCAGAAGCCTTTTTCAATCCAAATTTAGATTGAGTTTGAGCAACATCTAATTTAAGTTTTGCATCATCTTGATAATACTTAGTACTATCAGCTGTAGGTTTTACCTTTTTACCAGGTTGAGCTTTTTTAACTGTCTTTTTAACTGTTGCCATTATAATTAATTTTTAGGGGCTTCTTCAGGAGCTTCTTTAACAACACCAGCTTCTACAGCTCTAGCTAAAGTGTTCTCAATAATATCATTAGCCTTATCAGCCAATAGAATACGTTGAGCATCTGGTGTGCTTAGGATAGCACGTAATGAATTTAACAATATACCAAACTCTCCTCCAGACAAAATGAATGGGTCTTCAGGAGTCCATGTGTATTTCTTTTCAGGATTGTACACTGGTTTTTGATCATTTACAATTTCCATATATTTAAATTTTTGGTTTAAGAGCAAAGATATAGAGGAATTATGAATTCTCCAAATTTATTTAAAAAGATTGAGATTTATTATCCCCACCCTCTTTGATAATCCAAGGAACATCACTAATCCCAGCATTAAAGCTGCTATTACAACACCTATTGTATCAGGAGGAACGTTCTGTAGCACCTCTCTTGTTGAATCATACGCTTGGTGAAAGTCTGTGCTATCTGTCATATTACATTATTTTTTAATATCCTCTAAGCTCTAGCTGTGCGTATATTGTTTCAAGTTCACCCTGTGTAAGCACTGAGTTGTACACAGCAGCATAGTTTACATATCCGTTGAACCATACATTATAAGACAAGCCCATAAAGAATCCCCATGAAGGGAGTGGTGTATACCCACCATATGCCCCTGACCCACTATATGTTGCTCCAGTGATTATTTGGTATTGAGTGGTAGTTGTTCCATCAAACGTAAGAGCATACATGGTCCAATTACCTATTCCCACGCCTGAACCATAAGGTAGATTAAATCCACTTGTATCAGTTAATAGCTGAGTGACATCAGCCCCCATTCCTATAGTTACCCATTTCACACCTGTATTAGGTCCACCAGGAGAGAATGAATTTGATATAAGCCCCGAAGCACCAAAATTATAAGAATATCCTAATGGCTGACAGTACATTATATATGTAAAAGGACTTGTTCCTGTACACTTAAGTGCGTCTGGAAGCCTCACAGAATGTTGGAAGATTGTTCCAGGAAGGAATAGCCAACCGTTTGCAGAGTCATATCCTGAAACTGTTTCAGGAACACCAACACCTGTACCCTGAGAAAATACACCATCATTTGCATTACCACTCAAATCTGCTATAGCTGTACCAGAATTTGAATAGCTTGTTGTAACAGAAAAGTCAAACACTAGCTCAGGACTTCCATATATATAAGGGGCTATTGTAGTGGTGGTGGATGTGGTTGATGTGGTGGTTGTACATCCAGCTAGTTCTGCACAAAACGCTGCTTTTAATGCAGGATTTGCATTTAGCGTATCTAAGAAGGTTTGTGTAATAGTTACAGGACTTAGAGCATAATCTATCTTCTCTAAAGCTAATATCAAATTATCTCCAGGATTTACACCTGTTTCAGGCAGAGCTTCTCCATCATAACAAACTAGGTTTGCACTTATAGGATAGCCAATAAAATCACGGTTCCAGCTATTTGCTGGAATATGATTTGAATAACAAGGCATCCCTGGAACACAAGCCATCTGTTTAATTTAATTCTATTTCAAAGACAATAGTTGCTGAGCTCTTTATACTCTTACTTAAGCTCAATTTGATTTGTAAGAGGTTATGAAACTTTAATAGCTCCTCCAATAGCAAGTTGTTATACTTGGGTAGTGAGGGAGCTAATCTAAAGTGGTAAGATTGTGGATTCTTAACTATCTCTAGTATAGCTAATTCATCCACAGAATCTATAATTCCTTCTAGGTGAGATAGATAAGCTATTTCGTTATCTTGCATCACCTTGGGGAAAAATTTCGTATTTAGTTGCATTAACTAAGTGTAAGTAGGTTTCTTAATTCAGCATTTCTTTTTAAAAGAGTATTCCTAATGTCTTTTTTTTGTTTTTCAGACATTGGACCTTTCGATATTCCTTTATTAGCAAGACTAAGCTTTTGCCTAGTTTCTTCAGAAGGAGGGTAGGTTTTAATACCCTTATTCCACGGAGCCTTTCCTTTTTTGGATGCAGAAAGTTTCTCACGACTTTCTTTAGACCACTTAAATCCAAGATTACTTTTTGCTAATGGACAGCTATTGTACCCTTTTTTAAATGTATCTAAAATATTTAACCAATACTGCTCAATTTCTGTTGTAAGTTCTGTAGGACACTCATCAATAACATCAAACTCTATACTATTTATACCATATTTATTAAAAGCATTCTGTAGTTTTAGAGAATGATGATTTCCTTTTAAAAGTTTATACAAATGAGCATAAAGTCTATAATGAAAACCATCTCTAGAAGTCTTATTAATTAGTAATTTACAACTTCCTACATAATGTTTATTGTTAATAGTTATAATGTATACACCACATTTAGAATTAAGTTCCTTAGTTGTGTAATTATTACCAATAACAATATCAATTGCTTCTTTAGCTGTCATAATTAACTCAGTGTCAATAAATAACGTGCTTTTGCAGCTTCTCCAGAGAGAGCATCTGCTAGATTTGAAATATCATGATACCCATTGCTTTCACCATAACTCTTTAAGTTAGAAGCAAAGCTCATAAGTTCAGATACAACAACTGAAGCCATTGCTGAACCAAGAGGTTCTATCTTAAATGCTGCAGGACGCTTTCCTGTATATCCCATGAGCTTCTCTATAACACCATCTTTGAAATCATGTACATATTCATACAATTTTCCAAGAGCTTTGTGCTCTGCATAACTAGTTGTCTGCCAATGCAATAGATGTAGTTGCTCATGAAAATATGTAAGCTTTCCAGCTATATTTTCTAGCGTCATTTCTCCTCCTGATGATTTCATCATGTCTTCAGGGAATAAAGATTTAAGTGCCATAATTATTCAGGTATTACTTCTGTAGTAGTAGTAGTGGTAGTAGGAGTGGGTGTTGTTGTAGTTGTTGTAGTCACTGGAGTCTCTGTAGTAGTGGTTGTAGTTGTTGTAGGAACATAATTACAACATTCATACGCAGGAATCTCTGACCAATTACCCACCTTAGGCTTAAACCTATTAAGGATTAAACTTCCAGAGATAACTCTACCTGTCCCATCGTAGCGTACATACGCTTTGTTTATTCTTTTATTTGACATAAGTTATGTTTTATCCACCTGATGTAGTGGTTGTTGTAGTTGT